ACCACCCATCATCTCTGTCTGTCGTATGTTCTGTTTTTAATTGTCTACTATTCCAATACCTGCCTTTGAGTGGCACTTGTTTGTTCAATTTAATATTTTCTTCTGCTAATTCATATGTACTACCAAATGGTTCAAATCCATGCACTTCTTTCGCCCAGGTGGCATATTCCATGGTGTTGTTGGCAACATTCATGCCTATGTCAATGCATCTATCAGCATTGGGGTACAAGTTTCTAAGGAAAACAATATTCCTCACTTGATAGGGTCCATTTTCCCTTGCAAATCTTTGTTCATACAGTCTATCGTCTGCCCAAACCCAATACAGCCTACCCATACGATTGTGGATAAGTTTTTTGGTTGGATCAGATTTTAGGTGTGACAGTGATTTAAACAGAGAAATATCCCAATTTTGATTGCTAAACTGTTTCATCCAAATAATTTTAGCCTTGGATCCAACTGTTGTGTGTGTGCGTCTTGTGGTATGAAGAACAGATCCATGTCTCCTTTTTGGTGTACACCTTCGTGTTGTAATTGATTTCTATAACTGACAAAACTACCATCCAACCATCCTCTTTTTTTAGAACGACATCTATAACCTCTTGCTCTCAGCCAATCAATCATGTCTTCTGCCCCATAATCAAACTTGCGACACTGTCCTGCCACTATTTCCAATTGTATTATGGGTCGGTGTGCTTGTATGGTCCGTTCTGCACCCTGCAACACAAACCATTCATATCCTTCCACATCTATCTTGACGAAATCCACATCCTCTAAATGATAACTGTCCAGTGTGACACATTCAACTGTTTGTGTTTGTCTCTGCCTAGGACGGCTGGTTCTGTCACGCCAACGCTTGCCACTCCATACTCTTCTATCTTTGTTTTCCAAATGATTGTGTCCACCATTTTTCCAATGTATAACCATTTCTGTGGTTTTGACAGTTTCTGCCAGTGCTTGTGTGTGCAGTGTTACATTTTTTACATCATTGTCTCGCACTGTCAAATGCCACAATCGCTGTGCCAGTTGGGTTGGTTCCCAACATTCTACATGACTGAAACGTTCAGCATAATGAATGGCATTACAGGCATTGTTGCTACCTATGTCCAAACATCGTCTAAATTTTTGTATGTGTTGTTGTGCAAACAACCAATTGGCTCTTTGGTATTGTCCCACGCTTAATCTCTGTTTGTAAAGTTTGTCTCCTGCGTCAACCCAATAGGTGCGTCCATTACGGCTGTGTATGGCTTCAATCTCTGTGTGCGGTATCATTAGGAGTATTTAAATTGTACGTTATCACACAGTGCTAATTGTGGTGGCTAAACCCACTGTAACATACCGTTTAACAGCACACAGACGTCTTTACAAGCATCAAACCACATTTTGGTTGCTCTTTATACACATCCACATATATACTTGTGAAAATAGGCACAAATAGGCAAACAAAATTTCCCACAAGGCAACATAGCATCTCAACAAATTAAGAAAAGTTGAACACACCCTTTGATTGTGTAGGTCGGATGCAACCGCAACTGTTGGGCCGGGACAGTATAAAAAAATAGGCAGTTATGCTGATCGTTTTTGTGAAGACTATATGGCGATTGGATGTTGTACACTTGGACTTTAAGTCAATCATGGTTCACCTGATGTGTGCAATAATGGAAGTCAGACACTGGAAACAGTACGTAAGATATGCAAACCCTTTACGTTGCAAAGTTGGATGTAGTGAACCTAACTAGGAAGATTTTACTAAAAGTCTTCTTGTGACTGAAGAGAAGAAAGACAATTGACGCAAGTCAATTGTGAGTGAGTGCAAACTCACTCCTTGTATACCCACACACACTCTACTAGTAAATACTGATGGAGACAGTTTCGCGAAATGGCTTAGTCTATTTGTTGCCATACATCCTAACGCAGTCATTTCATCCCCTTAACTGTCTCCACTTTATTTCCCACACACTTTACCAACATTTAAATAACAGTGACCTGCAGGGGTCAGTGAGCATATGGATCAAAAGAAATACGAAGCAAGACTGATTGAATTGGGCATCGACCTGCGTCCACCTTCTCGGGCTGGACCAAGCACCGGTATGCGTAGGGCCATATTCCCCCAGCACAAGGTTTGCCATAAAACAGACGCCACAACCACAGAGACACTGCAAAACAAATGCAAGTGTGGCAAGAACTATTTCTATTCACAGACACACATAATGATGCGTTGTGATGGTTGTAAAATAAGGCGATACATAGACTTTAAATTTCCAAAAAGGCGTTAAATATTTGTGGTTTTATATCTTCTCGATTATGACCAGTGAAGCACTGATTCATGGATTGTGTGTCAGTGCTTTGCCAACATTTAAATAACAGCATGAACATAGTATGGTGGAATGGTCCTTCCTTTAGACACACAATGCATATACCTCCGCAAGAGATGGAGATTGGTTGCAACTTTATACAGAATCACAGACCCGTGCGTCACGTGTGTGCATTCGATAGGCAGTGTGTGGAAAGAATAAAAAACAAACCAGATGTAAAGTTTTGGACACGTGCTTCAGTTGTTAATGATCGCTATCCACATTTCAAACATCTACAATCAGAAACAAACTACTATGACAGTGGCACATTAGCACTGGCAGTGGCAATGAAACATTGTGTGGGTCCTGTGTATTTGGTAGGTTGTGATTGGGGAGAAACCAACAGTTCCATCTATGACAAATTGTACACTTGGAGAGCACAAAGGCCAGGCAAACAAACCACTGCCAAATGTAAATTGATAGAACATATGAGCAAACAAATAGAATTAATTTTTGTGCATGATAGACCCAAAGATTGTTTTGGTTCGCAAGTTAAATGGATTAAGATAGCAGACTTTTTGGATCTAGCCCTTTAGTATCTGTCTCTGTGCTTCAAATATCTGTCCGGTATCAGTAACATCATAAAAATCAGGCACGTGTTTTTGTCCGTTGACTGTGACTGTGTTGTCCGGGTTGAAAGAAACATCTGTTACACCAAACACGTCGTTGATGCCTAAGGCTTCACTGTTTACCCTGATAAAGTCACCGGGTGCAATATTGATACCAATACTGTTCATTTGAAAATTTATTCTTGGTTGTCCTCTGGATTTTTTCAACAACAATGTTGCGTGTTTTTTGGCAGTTATCGCATCATAGATACCAGGAAAACTAAAACTACCTTCCAGTATCTTGCCGCCATCCTCGTTCAAATAATTTTGCCTAATGTCTGTGCTGTCGTCGATCGGATCCGGTGATAACACACTGTTTGGTTGAGAATTATTTGCAAGATTTGTGAAGTCGACTTTAATTTGATTGAATCTATCATTCATTGCAGTCGTTGATACACCCACACTTTCAATAATGTTATCATCTGTAACTGTGCAAGTTATTGGCAGTGCAGTGTTGGGTGGTATTCTTTCTGAGTCTGTCGGATCACCGGCATTTTCAAGTGCTATTTTAAATTTGCCATCTGCAAAGTACAAGAAAGCACCAACCGATGCTAACATTTGATTAATATTGTTGATAAAAGTTTTTGATGTGTTAATAATAAAATGTCTATCATAACCATTGTTTAATGTTCGGAATAAAGCACCATTAACACTTGCTCCTGTTGTGGCGTTTTCTCCATACATATATCTGTTACGGTCAAACACCTCTGTTGACACAGTACCATTCTCTGATCCACCGATGTGGAATATAGTTCTATCAAAATCTTTAAATTCTGGCAACCTATCCATTGCAATGGCGGCATTTACAAAACTTGTACGATCGATTTGATCCAATGTTAAGCCAAAACCATAATTTGGATTCAACAAATAATCTAAAATGTATTCTACTACACAGTTGTCTGGTCGATATCCCTGATACCCTAAACCTTCTGTTTTGTAAGCACCATCGACAAAAGTTACGTCCCAACTTGTAGGAAACTTATCAATGTTGCCGCTGTTGATACCAACTTCAACATAAAGTTCTGCATCTAATGGCACACTTGCGTAAAAATCATCCGAAGGTTTAGAACTGTCTTCATTGGTAAGTCCCAACGTTATATAACCATTGGCACTGTTAAGATTCAAAGCAGTGATATTGTATAGATCGTTTTGATTTGTTTCTCTTACCCTCACTCTAAATTTCATATCACCAGTGTCAATAGCGCCTCGCAAGTTTTCAATATCTTGTAAAACATTGTCTGGTGCAAAAAATGTGTATTCTGCTGTGCTTGTGCCTATGTCGTCCACAATGTATTGCTGGTTAATTCTTCGTGCTGTTAAATTATCTGCTGTGTAGCCAAAAAATGTAAATGCACCACTTAACGCCGTAGCCTTAAAACTAGTAGCACATGTGCTGGCCAATTGATAGTGTCCTCCACCCACGTGCTTTAACCAAATAGACCCAAATGCATTAAAATTTCCAGTTACGCTACTAACGCCGCCAAATGTAGTACCTGAAGCACTTGTATCACCAGTCAGTCCTATGGTGCCTGGATAAAAGAAAACATAATCATATGTCCAACCGAGGTTGTACAAAATATTGTGTATATTTTTAGGCTGTGTGCTTCCATCTGAAAATTTTTCTCTTTGAAACTTGTCAAACCTTTGGAATTCTATTTGTGTGTCTGTTGGCACAGTTTCCACGTGGACAGCATTTTTTTGTTGCACACCCAAACCACCCGTACCTATCTCACCATCCGAGTTTGGAGTAGTAACAGACAAATGATAAGAAATAAATCTTGTTTTTTCTTTGTCTGCATAGGCAGTGTCGAATCTTTCTTCAAATCCTGGATCTGCCGCTTTGCTAGAAATAATATTAGGTATACTTCTTCCGCTGGTTGTTACCACAACAGCAGGTACACCAGAGTATGGATTTCCATATGTGCCATTTCCATCCGAACCACCCACAGTAACGTCAGCCGCTTGTATCAAAAATCTTAATGCCACATAGTGCATGCCACTCAGTTTGCTTTGTCCAGTTGGACTCCAATCTGGGTGTTCGTTCAACAGTGATGAAACAGGTTGATCAGCACTGCCATCGAAATATTGTATTTTTAATCTGTTAGCGAATGTGCCTTTGGTTATTGAATGCTGTGTGGGTTGCACACCACCCTTACCTGAAGCAAATATGCCGCCATTAGCGTTTTGTAAATTCAATGCTGTACTTCCATCATAACCTTGCGAATAGTTTGGATTAGCAGTGTTTGTTAGGCCACCTAGGTGGACAGGTTTGCCATTAATAATCATTCTAGAAAGCAAACTACCCATTGCACCATTAATTGCACTGCCACCTATGTCTGTGTTAGCACCGTGAAAGCCTTGTGATATAACTGCCGCCATGTACAAGTATTGTTTGGATGTGTCTGCACTGTTGTCCCCAAATGTGCCAATGAACACAGGTATTGTGGCTGTTTCTAATCTGTCACCATACAACACCGGCACTGCTTTATTAGCCGCGTTGAAATCAACCACAGTAGCCGCTTTTATCTCTGCACTGGTTATGTCTGTGTTGATACTTGTATCAGGCAAGTCAAAACCACCTGTGAAAGGTGATATAACCGCTTTTATTACTGATGAACCTAAATCTAAAACTGGATCAACTATGGCTTTTACAGGTCTTTTGATCTCATTAGGAATTAGTTTTGACGCACGCCTTTTGACCCTACTCCATATACCCATTTTATTCTTCCCACCTTATGTTGCTTACATTGTTTGCACTAAAATCAAATCCTGTGTCATTAGCAAACAGTTTTTGTTGTGATGCTGTGTTTGTGAAACCATAAATTGCAGTCCTATCAAAGTTTGAAAAAGGACCACCACAAAAAACTGTTACCAGTGCATCATCTGTTGTAACTTTGTATGAGACATTGTCTATCAAACCCTTAAACGCTAAAAATTCATAACCAGCAGTAGCAAGTGTTCTTGGATCAACTCTTTTTATGATATGCACTGTGCCACCAGACACAGCATTGTTTAACAAAGTTCTTGCTATTGGTTCCGCTGTTGCAGATGAATCTGTTTCCACAGCACTAAAAGTTATTTCAACCCTGTTAGCATTTATTTGTGATGTTAAAGGTAATGCATTGTGTGACAAGTAACCTTGTCCTGCTAGGTATGTTTCATTTGTGCTACCATCAACAAGATTTGAAATTACATCAAAACTAGAATTAGTAAATCTTTTTACTATACCATTAGGCAATTCTAATCGCACAAGGTCCATTATCCTCAATTTACGTTTTTCTAACGCTTCTAAAAGTAATTTATTTTGGCCAGCAGTAAAATCGAATCTTGGCATTATACGTCCTCCACAAAATCTATGCTGAATTCAAAATATCCATTTTCATCCATGTTGATTTCAATTTGATCACTAGTGTTACTTACTGTCCAAAAGACCCCGGTGTCGTAATTAACTGTGGTTGCTGTTAGTGTTTGAAACAATGCAGGAAATATTGAAATAGTATCTACACTTGAGCCATCTAGATTAGTATCTGCTGTTAGTTGATATACTTTACTATGGTCATCGAATTTAATAAAGTCACCTTTCTTTAGTGTGCCACTTCCGCCTGCTACTGGAATTGTTGTGCTTCCTTTGGTGTAATTGTAGGCAGGTGATGTGCTAGACAATAGTTGCACAGTTACAGTGCCACTTGCCGTGCCACTAGGGTTAGAAAGCACTGGAAGTGCCATGGTAGCAGTTTCTTGACCGGTATATTTCCTTTCCATAACTTCAAATGCTTCCGACCTCAGCAATGGTGGTGACTCTAAAGTAAAACCCCAACGATGTCCTAAAAATTTTTGTTTTGCTGTTTGGGACGAGTCAATTACGCCTATTCCATAATTTATACTTCTAAAATTTAACACCTTGTATGTTATTGTTTTGCCAGTATCATCAAACGTTCCACCGGCACTAATTGAGCTCATTAAAAAACCTCCCTGACTTCTTTTTCAAACACAAACAATCCATCTTGGTTTGTGCTAAAACTGTTTGTTTCTCCAATAGCAATTACTTGCACACTCAAATCATTAAATTTAACACTTGTATTATTAGCAATAGGTTCAATGAACGGTGGAAAGATATAAACTCTATCAGTGCCTGTTGGAGCACCTCCGTATACTGCTGGATCCAAAGGCACGTTGTTGTCATTTATCATGTAAATTTTTTTGTGTGTACCAAATTGTAAAAAATCACCGTAAGTTAATAACATACCAGCACCCGATGTGTCATCGAGATTTATTTGAATATTGTCACCCATAGCCGCCACTTGGGCAATGGAAAAAGTCCCAGATGTTTGCACTGTTGCACTTACCCTTCCTTTTCCATCATGCAGTATACCTGGCTTTACGTCAATTGTTGCACCAGTTTCAGTGTCATTGAATAAAACTGCAAAGTCGTCTTGAAACTGTGTTCTAGTAAGTGGAGGTGTTTGTATCGTAAAACTCCAAAATTGATGTCCAAAATCTGCAGTGTATCTCTTGCCGCTTAACGCAACATTTTTAATTGTCTCAACGTTGCTCCGCCAATTAATTGCTCTTATCCTGTTTTCCAGTGCCATTAAGCAAGTCTCCTACCCTGCTGTCTAAATGCCTGTTGTATTGTACCAACAATTAAATTTTTTCTTGACAATAACAATTCGTCAAATCCTTGTGCATCTATGGCATTGATGTTAAAGTTTATATTTGTTTCACCCATTCTACTGCCCATTGTTTCATTGGATACTATCGTGCCTGCTGTGTTGGGTATGAACAACTCTGGTCCTCTTTCTCCAACCAAGAACGCATTACTGCCTCCTACTGCTCCACCGCCTGCTCGTGCACCGCCAAATCCTATAGCACCACCATTAGCATATCCAACAGCACCACCATTAGCAAAACCGCCTACCAGTCTTAACAACAATCGTAATCCAATTTGTTTTTGTAATTCTCTGTTTAATTCTTTTTCAGCATTGGTTTGTTTTTGTGTTGCACTTACCATGTCAAACCCTAACATCTCTGCCAATTTGTTTAGTATTGGTGTAACAATAGCCAGTTGTATAAATCCTGCAATAAGTTGTCTTAGTGCAACTTTGGCAATAGTACCCAATGCTTCCTGTAAAGTTTGGGCACCCATTACAACATCTGTTAGTGCATCAACAGCCGTGCTGTTTACTTGATTGAATCCGTCAATAGTTAAATCTAAAAGTGTAACGTTGTGTGCAAACCTTGCCGCAATTGCCGCCGTTTCTTTTTGTGCATCTTCTGTTGCTTTTTTATATTTTTTTTGGGCTTCTGCGGCTTCTTCCACAGTTTGATTCATTTCACCCATTTTCATTTCATAAGTTTTGTTTACTTTTGTTCCTTGTGCAGTTGCTTCATTTATTTTTTTCTGCACAGGCAACATAGCATTCATATCATTGAAATATGTTTTGTATGTTTCATTAAATTTACGTTGTTGTACTATGGCTTCATCTGTGTTTCCAAGGAATACATTTACTTTGCCTGCTATAAAGTCATATGCTTTACCTATTCCTATCAATAAACCAACAAATGATTTTAAAAGAACATTTAAAGTTTTTCCTATAAGTTCTCCCATTTTGCCAAGTGCTCTAGTTACTTCAGGAGTATTTTTCAAGAGTTTTGTCATTTCTCTTGCACCTTCTGTAAGTTCAGTTTTTAAACCTCCCTCACCAATTGCAACTGCTACCTCGGCAATTTGATCTTGCAAGTTACTAAATGCACCTGATAGTGTTTTTGCCCTTGCATCGATGGCTCCAGCAAATTCTACTTCTCCAATTTCTCTTAAGAAAGCAACAATTTCTTTTCCATCATTTTTAATTGTTCTGGCTGTGCCTCTGAAGTTAACAGTTAAATTTTTACCTTCTGTCTTAACCTTGATACCAAGTTGTTTAAGCATTTCAAATTCACCAGTTGTGGCGTTGAATACTGCTCTTGCTACATCATCAATTCTTTTACCCATACCTGCGGCAATGTTACCAATGTCTGTCATCATTGCTTGAGTAGGATTCAATCCAGCATTTCTAAATGTTATGAATGCGTTGGATACTTCTTCCAATTGGAACGTAGTTCCTGCTGTGAATTTTCTTATGAGATCAAATGCTTCACCGGCTTTTTGTGCATCACCTTCAATGGTTACAAGTGTTGCTCTAAGGTCTTCAAAAGTTCTAACTGTGTTTACAAGTCCACCAATAAGTCTAGCACCACCGATAATGGCAAAAGCACCCAAGGCACCTTTTACAGCCTTGCCCATTGTTAAACTGTTTCTTTCAATCTTTTTAAGACTGTTATTGACGTTACCCAACGCCTGTTGGTTTTTAACTGCTATTTCAATTAAAAGCCTTTGTCTTGCATCAGCCATTATCTACGTCTCCTTGTTGGCACTTGTGCCGGTTGTTTACCCATAGTTTTTTTACTCTGTTTGTGTTCAAACAAATAGAAACCGGCCCACAACTGTTTCTCTAATGTCGTCATCTGTAATATTTCTTCAACAGATTTTTTTAATCTGTCTGCCAGCATCATTACAAACTGTAACTCGACATTAGACTCTATTCCTTTGAAGCAGTCTCCTGATCAAGATCAATTTTTGCATTATTGATAGCACCACCAACTTTAATAATAACCGTTGGGTCCGCTTCATTCATCAATTTGATCCTGTCAGCATCTTGAAATAATCGTTTGCCGTTTTTGTCTCTGGCTTTTACAATTATACTTTCAACAAGTGCTTCAACAGTCTTTCCTTGAGTTTGTAATTCAAGGATCTTAGCCTCATCCTTAAGTGGATATGTGGTTCTGCAATAAACGTCAGTGTCCCACTCCTCCACGTGGATTTTTTTCAAATCACCACTAATACTTGATTGGTAGTGCTTCGCTATTTTGTCTGTTATACTCATCTTATATCTCCTCTATTTTCCTATGTTTCTTAATGTTGGTCCGACGACACCGTCTGGGGCCTGCCCACTCTTGCCATGTTCAAGTGCGTGTCCGTATGGTTGTGGATTAGTAATTCTATATTTGTTCTTACCTCCACTCATACGCCAACTTCTTTTGAACAGGCCTGAACGCACTGGTGATCTACGTCTGACCCCTTTAAGCACATCCTCACTTATAATTTTTGAAATCTTTTCAACAGATTTCTCCAACGCTTTGGTGAGAGAACTTGCATTAAAGGTAACCTTTGTCATATTATAAAATATTAAAGGTCTGCTTTAGTTAAAGCGCCAGATCCTTGAAAGGATATTTCCGCCGTAACTGCCCCATCGTTCGCCGCTGTAATTTCGTGTGACGTAACGACTATTTCTCCAGATAGTTTAATACCAGTTGTTCTACCTGATGGAAACAG